CACCTATTTGAACAGTATCAGGATCAAAAGTTCCTCCTGTTTCTTGTTGAATGTTTCCCAATATTCCACATGCAGATTGTTTCGTAAATCCGTTATTACACAAAATATCGTATATTCTCCAAGCTCTCTTTTCTGCATCTGTTTTTAATTCATCAGGATACCCACCAGGTGTTTCTCCTCCGCCAGATGGACCGCCATTTTGTCCTGGTATCACTTCTTTACCTCTAACAGTAAGTTTTCCCTGAATATCTAAATCACCGAAATAATATGCTTTTCCGTTTCCTAATAACACAAATCCTTTTTCTGCAGTTGGAGAAATTAAAATGTATTTTCCATCGCCGTTTGTACGTATTACCAAAGAATTTTCTTCAAGAGGTGTAGGTGTTACAGCATTTGGAAATGGATTTCCTGCTGAATCTGTTGTTCCGATCGTTCCAATGGATTCTTTACTATTCCAGAATTCCATACCGTTTCTAGTTAATTGCATAATTTTTTGATTTTTATTTCTAATTTCCAACAATCCATTAACAAGGCGTAGAACGTCACCAGTTTTATTAAAAGAATTTTGGAATACATCGGCTTTAATAATTCCTGTTTGAATAAAATTAGCATTAAACTTACCGTCTAAAGTCCATGCGGTATCAAATGGTCCTTGCCACCCTTTTGATGAGAAGCCTATTCCGCTTTTATTTATTCGTAAAACAAGTTTTGCTTCTTCTAATTTAGGATGATCACAAAAGAATAAATCAGTCGGTCGATTCTTAGGCCACCATATAACATGACCACCATCGTTACCAGAAATAATATTAGTGACTACATCAATAAAATCACTTGCATATTTTTTACCTGTATACCCTTTTAACGTATTTGATATTTCTTGTTTCTGTTTCTCAAAGAAGGTATATTGTGTATCACCAGCTTCTAAAGATTCAACTCGCTCATTTAAAGAGTCATAGACTACTTTAGTTATTTGAGCAGTAATATTAATCTTAAAACGTTCATGAAAAATATCAAATGTATCAAATAATCCAACTTCACGAAACTTTTTAAATTTTTTAGCTAAAGCAGTGTCTTCCATTTTTCGAATATTTAATTCAATTGATACATTCGGTTGGTCGCAATTAGGATTCATAGAACTAAAATATTTCTTTGATACTTCATTTAAACTTTTTTGATCTGTAACACCTTGATCTTCTGTAAATTGAACATATTCTGAATAAATCTCGCCATCATACTTATTGATATTGGGTGAATCTACTGGATTTCCAAATATCCGTTCTGTTTCTCCTTCATTATTTTGTACATCTGCATAAGGAAAAATTCGAGTTAGTAACCCATCAAAATTAGTTTCAACTTTCAAACCAGTTAAATTTTTTCTGTATCTAAAAGTTGTCACATGATCTCTACCTCTTCGGTTTAATAAAGATAATTTGAATGGCTCATGTTTCATCTCGCCACCAAATATTTGGTTTAAAGAACCCTCTATTCCCTTAATACATTTTAAAGGATTGGATACTTCGATACTTGTTGATCCTACACGAGTAATATCACTAAACAAATGAATATCACTAGGTTGATCCATTGATCTTTCCAAGTATTTCATTGCTTCTTGACAAGTAGCTCGCTCAAATTCTAATTTCTTCACCGCACGATTTCCGAGTTTCATAGTTCTAGATTTTCCGTAAACATATAACAATCCTGTAGCCATATCTTTATAATGATTGTAAATATAAAAAATATGAAAATCATCCGTTGCGTTAGGTTTACATTTGATTTGATAATTATGATCTTCTAATTGACTTGAAAATTTTGCGTTGATAGGAAAACTTAATTCAACAGTATAACTGCCATTTGCTTCCTCTGTTACTAGACATTTTTTACAATCAGATAATATGCCAATACCTCCAGCGGTAAAATCTGTATCTGTAGGACTATATAATACTGGTTTCATATTTTAGTTTGCCACCTCGGTTCAATAACAATCTTTTTTACATTGCTATTCCAAATAATCCGATTCTCACCAGAATCTAAATAAGGATAAACTTGATTACTTAACAACTTCCTATGTTCATTCACTAAAACACCATCTACCTCACGATAAGTTTCCATCACATCTGGATCAGAATCGATTGTAATATCTGAAGTTACATTGGAAAATTTTGTCTCTCTTCCATTAATAGAAATTGTCACATTACCAGATCCATATATTTTAATTTTAGGGTAAGAGGGATATCGTTCTGGATTATAAATCGAACCCTGTTTTTCCAAAATAACAGGGTTCATTCCTAGAATATTTTTTTTGAAAGGAGCAATACTTAAATCAAACGAAAAAGGAACTCCTCTTAATGTATGAAAAGTTCCTTCGAAATTTGGTTCATTTATTACAATCGCTTGATAAATATATATAGGGTCCCAATAAGGTACAAAATCTACATATTCTCCTTTTGTATCCAGTGCTTCTGTAATCAAATCTTCATAATATTGAATGTGTTCCAGTGTAGGTGATAAATAAAAACAATTTAAAGTTTGTTCAACATTTGTATAGTAACCACCATCGTTAACCGCTAACTTATTTAATCCAGAAACTTCTTCTAAATTAAATACCCTTTTAGCTTTTTTCTTTTCTGGTCTCTCACAAATAAACGCATTAAATTCTTTACTCCAATGATTTCCGAGTTTAAACCAACCATCAATCATGATTATCACCCACTAAATTCATTTTTATTTTTTAAATCAACAAATTTATACATCAAATATTCAGCAATTTGATCTAATGTTTCTTTTGGTAAATTGCCATAAGCTGTTAAATGTAAATGGATTTCATCTGTAGCTTGTTTCTTAGATAAACCAACATCTACAGCTTTTTGAATATAAGCCATTAGTTTATCTAAAGGAGCCACTGCTTCTTTACCAGCTTCACCGCCACCTAACAATTTATTTCCAGAAGCACCGAAAATTGTCGGTTTAGTTAAAATCCCACCATCAGCAAACCATTTTACGTCAATTCCTGATGGATAGGTAATATCTTTCCCTAAAATTTTCTTGCTAGATGTTTTCAAACTAAAATGAGGAAGCTTAATATTTCCTATAGCTTCCGCAATTTTTCCTATAAAATTTTTTATGCTATCTTTCACTTCATTGATTTTGTCAGCCAATCCTTGAACAATTCCTTTTATTTTTTCAACTACAGATGAAATTTTACCTCTCATCTTGTCAAAAACAGAACCTACAGTATCTTTCATCTTAGAAACTACATTACTAATAGACGAAGTAATTCCTTGCCAAATAGAAGTGATTTTTTCCTTGATAGCATTAAAAATACTCGTGGCTTTTTCTGAAATGTTCGTCCAAATGTTAGAAAGAAACTTTTGTATTGGCTGCCAAAATTCATATACTTTTTCTTTAATTTGTTTCCAGATAGTTGTGAAAAAGTCTTTTATAGGAATAAATATACTTTTAGCAACATCAGAAATAGTTTGCCACAAGCTAGTTAAGAAGAGTTTAATTGCTTCCCAAGCAATTGTTACCCCAGCTTTGATTGCTAACCAAATTCCTTCTAGTATTGTTTGCAATAATGAAAGAGGAACTTTAATGATATTTACGATTGCTTGAATAATTGGCGTTAAAAATTCAACGATTCCCTGCCAGACTTCATGAATTTTGTTTGTAATACTATCCCATGTGTCTGAAAGAAATTGTGTGATTTTTGTCCATGTTTCGGTTATATAATCGGTAATTCCAGTCCAAAGATTAACAAAGTACTCTCTTATGGATTCAAAAATTTCTGATGCTCTATCAGAAATACCTTCCCAAACTTCTGATATCCATTTACTGAACTTATCCCACTTATCAGACAACCAGTCAGTAATTGCCCCCCAGTTTTTTATTACAACAATTACTCCAGCTATAAGTAATGTTATGGCTATAAGTACCAAAGTAACTGGTCCACCTAATATACCCACTATTGCTGTAATAGCAGCAGCAATCCCTGCTATAATACCTACAATGGATCCAACTCCTAAAAATGCTGCAATAAAAGTCTTCACAGGACCCGGCAAATCTTGAAACATCTTTGCAATTTCTGATAATCCAGTTAACAAAGGAATAAGTGCATTGGCTAATTCTTCACCAATTGGTGCTAATGCTAGCTTTAAATCATTCCATGCACCTTGCATTTTTTGACTAGTTGTCGTTGTATCATTATTTAATTTATCGGATGCACCAGCTATATTATCATAAGCTCCTTTTACGTTTTCAGCTTCTTTTCCAACACCAGCTAGAGCTTCCATTACTTTGATACCATTATCTTCACCTAACGAACCAAAAATACTTGAAATTAAAGTTGCTTTTTCTTGTTCTGTACCAACTTCTGAAATTTTTTGAACTAACGCTTCAAATATTTCTTCGTTTGAAGCTCCGCCTTTTGACATAGTGTCGTATAGGTTTTGCCACTCTCCACCTAATTCTTCAATTGCTGATTTAACTGAACCATCTGAAAGACGGATGCCCATTTCTTTAAGAACATCATTTACTTTATCGAGATTGTAAGCTCCAGCCTTTGTGCCTGCTTCTAGTGTTTCAAACATTTTTTTCATAGAATAACCATTTTGTTTGAAATACATAGCATACTCCGCTAGATTATCTCCCACCTCATCTGCCCAAGTACTTCCATTCCTTTGTAATGCAACGGTAATCATATCTAGTGATTCTTCCGCAGTAGCGCCGTAATGTTTTTGTAAAGCAGCTACTCCTCTAATGGTTTCTGCTAGATCAACGCCGAAAGTATTTTCTAAAACCTTTACATTCTGAACAATTTGATTCAGTTCTTGCCCACTCATATCACCAAGATTTTTAGATACTAAAGCTACTGCATCTGCTGCCTCATTCATATCATCAAATAAACCACTGCTAAAAATATCTTTTAAAGCCTGTTCATATTTTTTAGCTGATTCTGTTCCTGCAACTCCCATAGAAGCATTTAATTTTGCCTGAGCATCTTCTACTTCCATAAATGCTTCGATCGTATTGCTAGCCATGTCTTTTGCTTTACCAGACATCTCACTTAGGAACTCACCAGCATCCAACAGATTGCCTTTATCGATTTTATCGTCAATTTCTTCTAGTGTGTCTCCTATCTTGTCTAATGCATCATCTGCTTTATTGGCATCACTTTTTAAACCATTTAAGTCAGAAGAAACTTTTTGAACAGAATTTCCATCATCAATTGAATCTAGAGCTTGTTTCATTTTGTTGATATCTGCCGTTTGTCCTAATGCAGCTCTACCAATTTTATTTAACGCATCTTCAAGTTGAGAGGAATTGGCTTTTCCTTCTTTAATTGCTGCCGTTAAACGTGTTCCTAGTACATCTGAAAAATCATTGATATCTGTTCCTGTAGCTTCAAAAAAAGTGGATAATCGCTGTGTATTTTGAGCAAGTTTTGCTTGTTCCACTCTCATACTTGATAATTGACCTTTAAAGCCATTTAGAGCGCCTTCAGTGGCTTCAATTTCTCGCTTAAATTTCCGATATTGTTCCTCACCAATTTCTCCTGATTTAAATTGCCTTTCTACATCAGCTTGGGCGCCTTTCAGTGCTTCCAATTTATTGGTAGTTAATTCAACTTGTCGAGAAAGCAATTCTTGCTTCTGTGAGAGTAATTCAACGTTATTAGGATTTAGTTTTAACAAACGCTCTACATCTTTCAATTCTTTCGATACATTTGTCGATTGATTAACAATATCTTTCAGTCCAGATGTTACGCCTTTAGTGTCTGCATCAAGTGCAATCGTAATTCCTGAAATTTTCTTTTTAGCCATTTATTCCCCTCCTCTCTAAAATGCATCAAAGTCTGCTTGAGTCGCTTTTCTAGTTTTAGATTTTGTAGATGATTGTTCTTGATGATTATCTATCCATTCTTGAACGAAATCTAAGCAGTCACCTATTTCCATTAACTGCATTTCTTCATTTGATAAACCTACTTGTTTGCAAATAAAAAGAAATGACTCCGTAGTAAGTGTCTCATCACTAGAAGCCATTTCATCGTTTACTTTTTTTTAGTTTGTATACTATGAGAAATCAACTCTTGTAATTCTCCAGCAAAGTCTGCTAATGGTAAAGAATCCAAACTTTCTAACCAAGTGATTGGATCAGGAATAGTTGAATCTGCCGCTTTAGCATAAGTCCATACAAAATTATATAAAAGGGTTAATTCTACCCTTTTCAAATCATCATATGAAATGTCATTTAAATTGAAACTACCATCTTCATTTTGATTGTCTAAAGCTTTTGCTAAAGTTAAGAGGTCTGCAAAAAAATCACTTCCAAATTGCATCTTATAACGCAAAGGTGTTGCAGCATTAGAAGCTAATCGAATTTTAGTAGCACCAATCTTTATTATTTTCTCCATAATTAACCAACTGCTCCTTTTTCATAAACTTTTGTAAACCATTTGTCATAAACACCAGACGGAGTATCTGGTCTTGTTTTAGTTTTTACAGCTTTGTCAGAAGGCCGCGGTCCGGCACTAAATGTTAATTCTGACGTATTTGGATCACCTGAATCCTTAGTTGTTGATCCAACTGTTGGACGATTTGCTGTACAGTAATACAACACATGTCGAGTTGCTGTTTTATCTCCCTCAAATTGAAACATTAGAGCAAAAGGAGAAGTTTCTGCATTCGCATACTCTGTTTGAACCTTATCGGTATCATCTACTTTTTCTCCCAAAATATCTACAGCAAAATCTTCAGGAATTCGAGCGCATGTATAGGTTCCGTCATAACCTTGATTGTTTGGAGAAGTATAATAATCAACATTATCTGCTTTAAACTTAATCAGATCTCCAGAAGGTTCAATGGATAATTCGACTGCACCAGGAAAATGAACCGGCGTTCCATAAGTAATTTCTCCCGTTTCTGGATTTAAAGTCGCTTTAGCATAATAAACATTTTCCAATCCAAACTCTACACGATTCTTTTCAGCACTTACTGCTCTTTCTTTTTGTGCCATTTCTTTCACCTCTATTTTAAATATTGATTTCGTATGCTTTTAAATACATTTGTTCGGATGACAAATAAGTTTCATAAGTATCAAAGGGAATTTTGTTTGTGTTAAGTAATTCCTCTAATTTATTTTCTTCACGAATATTCTTGGTATTTGTATATAATTCAACAATAACTTCCGTCTTTTTAAGAAATACCTCATTATCGGCATAAAAATTGTCACTTGAATTTTCATAGTAAAGTAAATATGGTAATTCTGGTACTTGCCCTGGTTTCCATTCACGATAAGAAATGGGTAAATCCATTTGATCCAGTAATTGTTTCAATTCAGTTAAAAACATACTCATTTCAACCTCCTAATCAACTCTTTTTCTAACGAAGAAACGGCCTTTTCTTCTGCGATAGCTATATGAGGTTGTCCTTTTACTTTCCCTATGGTTCGTCCGCCTCGTTTTAGAGCGTGACCATTTTCTAACAAATGTGTTAGCCGATAAGTAGGATCTTTTTGAAAAACAATTTGTCCAGTAGATCCTTGCTTCCTTTTTGTCCAATTACGTGCGTATTTTCCAGAACGTTTTGGACTATTGCGCTTTAATTCCTGTACAGTTGATTTCGCCACAAAATCTGTAGCTTCTCCTACTTCTAATTCGATTTCTTTACTATATGATTTAACTACATTAGAAATTTCTTTTGATAATTCGCTAATGTGGATTGAATTACTCATTTCTATCACCTAAATTCAAACGGCAAATAACTTCTAACTCTTCATAATTTCTTTGATATGTTCGAATAATTTTGTATTTATTTCCTTCGAATTTAAGGTAGTTTTCTCCAGAATACTCATAAGGATGAATAATAAACAAATGAAGGTTCTCTATACCATTTTGTCCAGCCTGATAAAATTCGCCTCTACTTACATTATCCTCGTAAGCCATTACTGGAGTTTCTTTGTATTTAGCTATCTGATTTCCTATTTCATCACTAGTAAATCCATCATTTTCAAGAAGAAAAATATCTAAATCCCATGTCTTATCCATATTTATCCCTTCTTCATCGAAAGTACTAAATTATGCAATCTAAATTGTAAATTTCTTGGCATAACACCTTCACCTCTCGATCGATATCGCCAAGCTGAATAATCAACAATGAACATGATATGAAGATCATCATTATTATCAATTATAATTCCTTGTTCGGATTCTAATTCACTAATCACACTGTCAATAATTGATAACAAATACTCATTTCGCTTATCTGTCATGATACCTAAATTCACTTTTAATAACTCTAAAATTTGAGTATTCATAGCTATCTCCTAATAAGAAAAGAGGAAACTAGTCTGTTTCCTCTAATAATTTTAATAACTCTTTTTTGCTCGCATTTGATTTATAACTAATATTTTTTTCGTCAAGAATATTTTTCAAATCAGGAATTGTCAAAGAATCGTAACTATTTTTTGCCAGTCTTGACTCTGGCATCGTTACTCCCCCGCTGTATCTAATGTTACTTCTACAAACGCTTCAGGCACTACTGGTTTTCCATCATAACGCCCTAAACCACGAACAGCCGTTTGATCTTCTCTGAATTTATAATGACCAGACATATCTACACGAACCGATTCACGTTCTACCAAAGTGTATTTATCAAACACTCCAAATAAGAGTTTATCTTGAGGTAAGTAGTTATTGAAAACTACTTTTAATCCTAAGAAGTTAGGTTGTGCTAAATTAGGTAATTGAACAACATCTACTCCATTAGAATTTACGTGAAGCGTTAGCGTAGCAATTCGATTATAGTAAGTTTGACGATGCATAACAGCTACAATCTCACCAGTAGCATCTTCACCAGTATCAATCAATCCTAACACTGGAATTAGTTCTTCATAAGTTGGTTTTTTTGTTACTTTATTTTTGCCAGGAATTTTAGAAAGGATTCCATCAGGTTGTTTATCATCCTTTCCTGTACCAGTAACAATGGCTTTATCTAACCCTTTTGCAATAGATCGTGCAATTCGTTTCGTTAAATAATCATCTAAATTAATAACAGAATCCTCTAATAGAGAATTATCAATATAGACAATTCGACCAATTTTGAAACCGTCAAACTCAACTGCAGTTAGTTTAGAATCATCATTTTCTGGTAATGCTCCTCGCATTTCTAACCAAGTTGCTTCACTAGTATCTACATCTAAAATTAATTTCACACGACCTTTAGCAATCACTTTGTCAACTAATGGATATAGCGTAGTAAAATCACCAATACGCTCACGAATACGGTTGACAATGACGTCTGGAATGATTAATTCTGCGCCACTTGGTCCATCTGGCAAAACTTGACCATTTGCACGCATTTGAAGTCTTTCGCGTAGTTCATTATAAAATTCTTTCACATCTGAACGTTCATGATAATCTGTATTAGTTTTTGCTCTGGTATTTTGTTTTACTGCCATATCTCTTTCCTCTCCTTTATTTGAAGGTTTCTTTTCATTCAACTGTGTTAATTCTTCTTCCAAAGAATTGATTTCTTCTTCTAGTTCTTGGATTTGTTGATCATGAGGTTCTTTTTCTTCATTAAATTTATTGACCTCATCTTCCACTACTTGTTGTTCTTCGTCTGTTTTAGCTTCTTCAATGGCGGTTTCTAACTCTTTTTCTCGCTTTTGAAATTCAGCATCTTTTTCTCTTAATGAATTAAGCATTTCTTTTTTATTAGTAATTTTTCTTTGTAACATAATTTGTTTTAATGCCATGACTATTTCCCCCTATTTTTTAATTGATCCAATAAATTTTTACGCCACTGCTGCGTCTGTTTTTCACGATATTGCTCTAGTTGATTGTGCCTAGCTTGTACTCCTGTGTCTTCATAAGCAGGGAATGTTACTACAGAAACTTCATGAAGATCAATTTCTTTTAACAACCACTTAACCGTGCCATCTTCTCTCCAATCAGTTTCTTCATTCAAAATATTAAAACCAAATGAACATTGATCTACGTCTCCACGTTTTACACGTTCATATAGATTTAAAGCATCTGAATCATTTTCGTTTATGGTAATTTGTCCCCATAAACCTCTAGAATCAACGCTTAATTTCAATGTCCCTGACTTGTTCCTACCTAAAACTAGAGTAGTTTCATGGTTTGTTAACGCTCGTATATCATTGCTCAAGGAGCCGTTGAAAGCTTCTGGTGAAATTTCTTCAAAAGCGCCTGGCCAAAGCTCTGTTTCTTGATTAAAAACAGCAAAATAACCTTCAATAATTTTTTCTCCTGTTGTTTCTTCTCTGGTAGAAAAATTAGTAGCCATGGAACGTGTTTGATTTTCTTTTACACTCACTCAGAATCACCACCCTTTAATTTATTTTGTTCTCCAATCATTCCTTGAGGAATAAAGTTTTCTAAGATAATCAGATCATCTAATCCTTTTTTAGGAGAATCACCTATCATATTCAAAACATCATTTCCTGTATAGATTCCTCGAATATATAAATTCATCCCAATTTCTGCTAATTCTTTGATATCATAAGCCATTAAACTTTTAGAATTACATTTGAAATACCAATTTGGATTTTCAAGAAGTCCTTTAGTCAAAGTTTGTTGAAAAACATCTGCAATAGCTTTAATTCTTGTACGAACGAAATTGTTATACTCGTCTTTATTAAAAGTACCTACTCCTAAAATAAACGCAGGTACATCTAGTAATGCTGCGACAGTTTTCTTATCGATTTCTACAGATTCATTGATTGCAATATCTTTTAACGATAATGGTTTTACTTGTTGTACATCTAATAGCTCTGCAGGAATAATCCACGGCTCTCCTGGTCGAGATTCACCTAAATATTTGTCCTTGATTTGCTGTCTCCCAGCTTCACTTGCAATACTTTCATTCATTGCATCAACCTTTACAATAACATTGGGCATATATTGACCACTCATAAATGATTTTTTAGTTGCATTTGCTTGACGTAAATTATGAGTAACATCTCGTAGTTGAATCCTATAACCTGTTCCTCTCCACGGTTGCTCTGGATCAGGATTGATTGCAAAATGTAAAACTTCATCTGGATTATAAGTTGTTGCTCCATATTTAATTTGATATCCTTCATCCAGTTCCATAAAGCTGACTTGAGAAGGCTTTAGTGGTTTCAATTCATGAATAAATCCATCTCTCATTTCTGGAAATACAATCGCATTTCCATCTCCTGGAAGTAACATTGAATACACAATGTTATAAACCCAATTCTTTCTAGTCATATAAGAATAAGGTTCAATATCGATTTTTCTAGATAATTCATTTTTAATCCGAATATCTCCACTATCTGAATTTTCCATTAAGTGAATCGTCATTCCTGATACTAAATCAGCAATTTTTTGACAAGCTGTTTTTACTTCTGGATTATCAGACAGTCGAGTATAACCTGGAACTAATACTTCTCTTGCAACATCTGACATAAAAAAACCAACCGTAGGATCACTTGATCCTGATGGTTGGGGTTCTGACCGTATTTTATTGGCTTTTCTTCTTTTTTTAGACAAAGGAAATCACCCTTTCTTCTCTTAGTATTTACGATTTAACCATTCTGTTCCAACATTACCGAATGCCATATCTTCTAGCATCTGACAACAGCTAAATACACTTGCATCAAACAAATCAACACGCTGAACTCCGCCATCACCATCTAGTTTATCGTACTGAATCATATCATCTGTTTTTTCAATTGCTCGCACATTCTGAACACAATATTCATATGCATCGGAATGTAAGTAATAGAACTGTTTATTTTTGACTTTTACCTCGATATGACGGAAGCCTTCTGATTTCTTATAAAAGTATTGTGGTTGATCTTTAATTTTAAATCCTGCTTTTTTCATTTTAAAAAAGAACTCTCGACCAAACTTTTTATCAAAACCAACAAGTTTAATTTTGAAGCCTTTTTGTTTCATAGAAATAAACCAATTAACAATATCATCATGTAAAACGGTAGGAGTATTACTCATTGTGAGCCAGCCATCTTCTTTCCAACCAAACAATGGTATTCCATCTTCTTCTGCTTTCTTTACAGCAGCTAATTTAGGGAAGAAAGCATGAGTAATACAGATATCTACTCCTTTATACGAACCATACAAAGCACCTGCAGTTAAATCATGTAATTTAGATAAATCAGCTCCTCCATACCAAACAATTGGTAATTTTGCTAAATCTTCTAATGTCCAATCATACTGCATATCAGAGCTTCTAAATTCATTAATATCGAAATATGCATCCATTGCATTGGTAAATACATTCAACGTTTTATTTAGAAATTCTGTTTTTAATTGTGGTTCATTCATTGCTTGTGAGGCATCATCTAATAGTTCATCCAAAGTCACTGTCACATTGATAGAAGGAGTACACATTTCTAATACTTCTGGATCATCAATAGTGGTAATTTCTCCTTTACTATTTAGAATATTACCTTCTTCGTCTTGATCTGCTTTACAAATGAAAATGAAATAAGAATCATATGCTGAATCAGTAATTGAACCATTCAATACCTTTTGTAATGTTTTTAAACGGTTAGCTAGAAAACCGTCAGGAATATCTCCTGCGGTTGAAATTCCTATTAATAATTTATTCCGATATGCTTTCATTGCATTTTTCATTAGAGTATATTTTTTAGCTCCTGCTCTTTTCCAAGAATGGAGTTCGTCTAATACTAAACAATTACAGTTTAATGAATCGAGTTTATCTTCTTGGTTCGCAATTGCAAATATGTCACTTGTACCATCACCGAAATTGATTGAAATGGAATGTTCTTGATTGTTATCACGTATTCTTAGTTTTTCAACATCTTCTTTTAATTCGTTGACGTTATCAACTAAAAAATTAAAGCATTCTAGCGTTTGTTTTACTGAATTAGCAACAATGTAAGCTTTAGAACCCGATCGTCTATCTAAAATGCTTTTTGCTTCGGTTAGTGCAGCACTAAATGCTGTTTTCCCCTGTTTTCGTGGTAAAAAAATAAGTGCTTCTTTAAAACGCCTAATATCTGAACCTTTTTCAAAAAATCCAAATAAATTCACACAAACAAATTTTTGCCAATCAGTCAGCAATAATGGTTGCCCTTTATAACTCACACCATTTTTATCTTCTCCTTGAACATGATGGATTGTACCTTCAATTAAATTAATGACAAAATCAAATTGTTCTTGCCTAAAATCAATATCTGTTCGTTCCAAATCTTTCAAAAAGCGTTCGCATGCTAGTCTTCTATCCAAATTAGCTAGTACTTTAAAATCAACAATTGATTTTGCATAATTTAAAGCTGTTTCAAAATGCTTAGATGTAATATTTGATAAGTCCATCTGATCACATCTGTTGTTGTTCTAAAAGTTTAGCAAAAGCGGATTTCTCTTTTTTAGGCATTTCTACTTCAGCTTGATAGGTTCTAGCATTCAGCATCAATCGATCAGAATAAGTACCTATATCTTTTCGAAGGTTTTCTAAACTTGCTAAAATTGGAGATTTCTTCCCGCCGCTTTTTTCTGTTTCCAAAATAATTTCATAGCCTTGTCTTTCAAACTCACGACTTAGATAATTGTATTGATAAACCATATCAGAATAAACTTCTATAATTTGATTGTATTGTGGCTTATATGTTCCTAATTCTTTCATATATTTAATTGTGCGTTTTTTTATGCTTTCACGTTTTGGGATATTTTTAGACAAGTTATCACCTCCTCAAATCAAGATATATTACTGCGAAAAAAAGGGCTTTTTTCTGCACGGTTTTGAACGATAAAAACAGCTCTATTCATTGCTATTATAGCATTTCATCTCAAGGAAAAAATTTTTTCAAAAAGTCCTCGCTATTGGAAAAAGTTCCCATATCCGTTTCCCAAAAAGTAATTTTAGATTTCAAAAGGAGGGGGGGATTCTCTCTCCTTTTTCCAACGCTCAAACTCTTTCTGCCTTTTTCTTTGCCAATATAAACCTTCACCAATAATCTCATCATTCTCTCGATCATGAAACGTATTATGTTTTTTGTGTGTTAATGGTAATAAGTTCCAATCAACAAAAGCTAACTCAGGATATTCTTTTCTTGGATAAATATGATGGACCATTTCTGCGTTCACTCGAATACCATATCTCTTGCTTTCTTGACATTCATATTGATATCTTCTTAATATTGCATTCTTCTTTTTGATCCATCGTTTACTTTTATAGAACGAATCAATTGTCATTGTTACTCTTCCCTTTGTTTTGTTTGTACTTCGTTCTAATTATTTTAGCACCCATTTTCTCATACCAATTAACTGTTTCTTTTAAATTTGGTAATGTATGAGATAATAATTGAATCGTTAAATTAACGGTATTCTTATTAACTGGAGTATTCTCTTGATAATTAACAGTTTGATCGCCAATAACCACATAGGCGTAATTACCATTCCAATGATCTCTCAAACCATTAGGATTATTTTCAGATTCAATAGCTGTCTTATAAACTTCTGCCATATTTACATTTACATTGATTTTTAGCACTGCTTCATGAAAATCATTCATTTAATTATCTCCTTCCAAAATAAAAAGACCACTCAACGAGTGATCACATATGTAAAAACTACACCTCGGAAACGAGATGCAGTTATATCTCTTTACAGTTTTGCTAACTGGTAGCTTGGGATCACCGTAAACCCAAAGTCGCTGGAATGGGATCGCACCACTCATGTACTAATCCTCTCTAGTTTTGTACAAGGTCCCAGTAGTCCGCCGTACGAAACCTACCTTCACCTTCGCGTCTCTCTACTTCCGCCACAGCGAAACTATAAGATTATTTAATATTTTGTATTTGATTATTTGATAATAAGCACACTCACTCTTTTACTTGTTCACTGATATAATTTTCTTGTCAGCATTTTAGAGATAATGCTGAAACAATTATATGGAGGTGATTACTATGGAATACAAGGACATTCACAGTAGAATTTTATGACTAATTTTTCATACTAAAAAGCTAAAATAGAAAATAAAACTTATTAGAAAGGATAATAATATACTATGAAATACTACCCAATATTAAAAAAAGGAAACTGTGAAATAATCGCATTAGAAAAAATATCAGAGAAATATCCTGAAACTGCCACTAAATTATTTCCTATAATTGAAGCACCACAAAAATCTAATTCAAAACAGTGGGAAAAAGATTTTAAAACATTTGGGAAATACTTAAAGAGAAAAATACCAAATCTTGATTTCTCCTTTCAATATTCAACAGCTTTTTCAAAAATTAACAATTTCGAAATTACTTCTTGGCAAAGTTCTGAAGAGCAAAACATTGTCGAGTATATTCACTCAAAATTAATAGAACATTGCCCAAACTATATACCATGTTTTAATTGTGATGATAGTGACTGGATATTAGAAAGTGTACCTTCTGGCGATTTTGACACTTATATAGTAAGAATAGAACCATATAAATTTGAAAACGGATTAGATAATATGATAATTCCAAGTATTAAATCAAGGTTTTCAAAAAAATTCCCTACAAAGAATGTTGTATGGATGCTTGATTTTTACAATAAAATTTCAGATTTAGAAAGAGTAACATATTTAATAAATCTTCTTGAAAGTCCTACAGGAAAAAACGTAATTTTTTCTGCAACCACCTGCCCTGAAGATGCAACATTAATTGAACATAGTAGTTTTAGAGTCGCCTCAACTAGAAATGACTTATTTAGTTTTAAATCTTTAAGAACAGAATTTCCTGACTTATCTTTCTCAGATTATACTGTCCGATTAAAACCTACACCTACAAAAGAACAACGTTCAAAAATCAATATGGATAATACCTATATAAAAATATTTTACACTACAGAAAATAGTTACATGATTTCAAAATCTGGATTAATAAGAAAACAAAAAAATGATTCTAACCACATGAATGCTCAAGAAATGTGTTCTTTAATTACTAATTCAAATCAATATTCTGGAGCTGATTTTTCTTGGGGAGATAAAAAAATAAACGAATGTGCCAACGGGCAATTTGATATACACGATCATCAAATTCCAATACAAATAGGTATTAATCACCATATCCTTTCTACATTAAATCAATTATAGCTTCTTGCCCTAAGAGTATCATAAATATATTTCTTTATGATACTCTTTCTATTATCTTCTAAAATAATCTCAAAAATTTGATTTTTCCTCATTCTTTTCAAACTTTTAGGATAACCTAAGATATCTATCAAACCACTATATTCATCTTTCCATAGTAAATTCAGTAAAGCTTCTTCATCTTGAGTTTTTATTTTTCTTCCTTTTTTAATTTCTCTTAAACCCGATTTATCTTTTTTTACCACCATTATACCCCACCAATCGGGAACTAACATTTTTACACTTTCCAGGTATTTTCTATCAGTAACAATTGTCATTCTCTCAAAAATTCTATTATAATTTTCAATTTGCTTTGGCAACCTTAATAAATTATCAGACTCACTTTTCAACTCATAACCATGCAAAATTCCATTAACTACAGCTATATCAATTCTAGATTCACCATTTATTAATCCCATTTCATTTATGATTTTTGTATTACTTTCATTTTCATGTTTTTGATATAAAGTATTCAAAGTAAGATTTCTAATATCTCTATCTTTCATTTTTAACAACTAAAACACTCCAGTCAATAATCTAGCATTAGATTAACAAATGATATCGCGTGAATCAACACAAAATTTTCAAATAAACAGACAGCAACCCGTTGATAAATACGAAGAATTTAGGCTTTTTTATTTTTTGTTTGGCTACTGTCTATCAAAGCATAATTTACAACGATGAGGGAGATTGCCTCCCTTCGTTTATTTTGTCGAAGTCCTGTTTCCTAATCTTTCGACACTATCATAATACACCATTGAACAGGTAATCGATTGGTATAAAAAAGGTATAAAAAAGAAACCAAATGGGTAATAAAAAGGTATAAAAAGTGTAAAAACTGGCTACTTAAAAGCAACCAGTTCTAATGCTGAAGCAAATTGGATGATAATCTTGTTTGATTCTAGTTTGACAGATTCTTCGCTAGTATTATTCCTTTGAGCAGTTACATAAATTGACAGCCCATTGATGTAACGATCATAAAATATTTTTTTACGTCTTTCAGTCACATCAGGTTTATGCGGATGCTGAATAGCAGAGTATCCTCGAATAAACAATTTATGTAAATACTCAAATTCTTCTTGTGCTTCTTCTCTATCTATCAACATTCGTTCAGCTTCAAAAACATTATTAACTGTAGATGGCGGAACCAAGGAATAAGATGCCGTCACTTTTGGCTCACGAGATTGTCCTACTCTACATCTTGCTGATAGATATGCTGAAAGGAAAACACCAACATTATGTTTTGTGCGGTCCATA